GTCATCTCTAGAATCTACTCTTGCCAATCTAATAATAACATCTTTAATCCAAATATTAAATCCTAAATCTATACTAACACGAATAGTATCTCCATCGACTATTCTTGTAATTATTCCCTTGTAAGTATATGACGGCTTGTAGTAAATTTTTCTATTGCTCGTATTATTCTTTTCCATACACAAAAATCCTGAAAAAGTAGCTAGAGTGCGCACAAGTTAATTGCGCGCACTCTAGCAGTAGGGGAAAGGCGTATTTCTCTTGCTTAGAAATTTACTGCTTCCTGCTCTTCTGTCTCGAACAACGTTTCCTGCTCAACTTTTCTAGTCACGTACACGCAATTGCCTCGAATCGCGATCTTAAGATTCAAGCCTGCTTTCTTGGCACCATTGCGTACTTTTTGAGCAAAGGACAGAGGCTTGGAGTCGAAGTCTTCGCCTTGCTCGAAGCAATAAACCTTACCGCTCTCGTAAATGTCACGGAGCTGGATCAGGAATTGCGAATACTTCAAGCTCATTGCACGACCGGTAGTGCCTTCCCGCTTCGGCCAGGAATCAACAACTCGCACCATAGATCAACCCTTTCGTAAAATTTGGGAACCATGTTTGGATCGACCGATTCGATCCTTTAATCTCATTTTAGCACGTTAAAATGTCCTGTCAAGCCCTTTAGACGAATTACGGAAAATCTCGCATCGCATGGGTTTCTTTTTCAATCTTTCCAATGTCATCAAGTCCGCGCCGTTCGTTCTCGTTGTAGCGTTCCCTATCAGCAACTTCTGGATCGTATGTCGTTATCGTTATTTCAAGACGACGCGCAACTATATCACGCCCACCAATTCTGGCCCTCCATAATCCATCATAATAAGCAGGCATTTCCCCTCGATACATTGCCCACCATGTACAATGATATACTCCATCAGCATCAAAATCCCACCCAATCCATTGCCTTAGTCTAACATCAAATTTGATTTGCCACGATACATCGTCTCGTTCTATTTCTATACAGACAACTGTATTGTATTCAAGTACCTCGACATATTGGGGTGGTGTCGGCATCAACATTGCGCAAAGCGCAAGAGCAATCACGTTACACTCCTGGTGCAGATTGCCCCAGCACTGATGCAACTGCCTCGTTGATTGCTTGATCTGTTCCTGGCACTGTTTGTTCCCTCGTGGCGCTTCTAGCTTCAACCGTTGGTCTCTCAAGGGGTTCTCGGCCATAAGCCGTTTCTGGGGCTGGGCCTTGCGGTTTTACTGGAGAAATTATATCCATCAATTCCGGCAAGTCAAGATACCTGGCAATGTACCCAATGATTTTCTGACTATCAAGCATCAGCCCTTGTTGCATCATTAGAGGGGCCAATGGTACTATGAGCTGATTAACAACTTGCATAAGATTCATTACACGTTCGGAAGGGCTTCTATAGCGATTTGAATTTGGGATTACTTCAAATCCGTAATCATCAATTGTTCCTCTTCGCTCGTATGGAGTGAATTTTAATGATACTGTAATTGTTGTTCCAGGTACTCTATAATTTCCTTCAACTTCTAAAAATGGATCATCCCATACCCATGCAGCAATATCACTTATAACTTTCTTGACAAAATTCATAACTACATTAGTCATGTAAATTACTCGATCAGAAGCATTTTGATTTAATATTTGATCCTGACCCAAAGTAGGTGCTTGTTGTCTAATTCCACCTAGTAATTCAACATTTCCTGCTGCTGCATTTGCCAATTGTCTAAGAACATTAGCAGCGCCCAATGTAACATTATCAGCTCCACCAAATGCTATTTCACGATGAGCAGAAGGATCAGTTACAGGGATTGTATCTCCATCTGCTGCATCTCTAATTCTTTCTCCATCTTGCATGTGAGTTTGCATTACTGCCAATATTGATTTTCTTCTCAATGCGCCTCTGATATATTTTCTAAATAGAACATTTAATGCATCGTGATTATCTTTCCATCCTGCTGCTGGCATACGTGGGACGATATTTTTAGGGATTCGATGATAGCACAACATTCGATATGGTCCTGTTCTTGGACCTAGCCACGGTCTAATCCACAATGGTTTTGGGTCATCTTTCATGTATGTTATTAGTAGATTTTCTCTTCTCAGCCATATATCCCACAATCTAACTTGATAATCAAGCGATTCCATAGCCTTTTTTCTTGAACCGCTTAATGCTTCTATTGAATGTACTTGTCCTTGTTGTCCTTGTTCTGATTCTCGTTTTTGCGATTTTTGACGTGCGCGATCTTTGGCGTCATCAGGTATAGAGGGGTTTTGAAGAATATCTTCGAGACCTGCCCAATATTTATTACCGATGAACGTTGCCGAATCGAATTTATCTGCGAAGACATCGCATACGAAATCTTCAAAGGTAACGCAATCCGCGAAATATTGACCTGCATCGAAAGCTCCTCTATCTGAGATATTTGACATTGATATGCCTATTTTAATTATTCCTAAAGTAATTAAACTTTCCATGATAGTTAATTCTAATTCCGAAGCAAAATTGATTTTGTCTAATATATGATTCAATGCTATATTTAATTGCTCTGCAAACATTGCATTTTTGGGGTCTTTGGCAACTACAATTACAGACATATTTGTACCGCCCAAAACCCCTTTGAATATATCTAATGCCATTTCGATGATATTTAATGGGATACGATCTGTGGCGCCGTCAACTCCGTAATGTCTTCCAACATATTGTCTGTAAATTTCTTCTCTAAAACTTCTAAAATCCTTTAGCGCCATATAATGCGCTTCTACAGTATTATAAACCTTTCGCGCATAATCATCATCAATATAATCTTCATTTCGTTCATCTCTATCTTGAGCCAAACCTTGAAGTTCTAATTCCATAGTTACCAGACCTCCTGTTCTTGTTTAATTTTGAACAATCTTTTACGATATGCATAAGTATAAAGACTATCTACTTGTTCAACTCTTGGAGGAGTTTTTACAAACAAATAATCGCACGCTGCCTTATATGCTAACGCGACAGCTATAACTCTATCACCGTGCCCTTCATTCTTTTTTTGTCTTGAATGAACAATATCGCCAGAAGGATCATAAGAATATTCAGATAATTCTTTGACAAAATCTCTCGAATAAACTTTTAATTGTTCTGTTCTCAATCCAATTCCAAGATTAGTTAGAAGAATCTTTTTCTCTCTTGGACTTGACCACCATCCTGGTATTTTTGTAACTCTTTCTGCGATTGTTTTTAGCTCTCTTCTCATGTAAATGTTGTAGTACCCAATTACATTCATTAGGTATTTTCCGAACGATATGCCATACCCGTTTGCTTCCCATATTATTTGCGCCTTATTAAAGTACATCGCTATTATACTAGCTACTCTAGCCAACTCTTCTATCATTATATCATTAGCACACAATTCAGCAACGATTTCTTTTTCTGTTACAGAGCAGACTGCTATAATTGAATTAGACGAATAATCACCAGACGTACCAGCCGCAACATCTATCCCAAGCGTGTACATATCATCGTTTCTTGGCGCATCAATCCACATTTGAAAATGCCCAGCATCGCTTTCTATCAAATAGGGCATCGAATTGCCATCTAAATCTATAAATCCCTTAAATTTTCTTGGCCTGCATTTTTCAAGTAATTTCTGAATTTCGACATTATTGAAAAATGGGCTTGATGATTCATGGAAATCAATATCCAATTCCTGATACAATTCCTTTTTATTCGTCGCTCTAGATTCCTGCTCATCATACCACGGACTTCTAATTTTGCCGTCTTTAATAAATGGGTAATCTGCGTAATTGAAATTCTTGTCAAGTCTAATAACAAAATCAGATTCTTTATCATATACATAAGCACCCCTTGCCTTAGTTGGGTGCATTGTCCAGTGCAGTACAATCAATCTATCTTGTTCGCAAGCAAGATTGACTATGTTTTCAAATTCATTATGACCTTTAGGAGTAGATACAAATATTCTACAATTAGTCGCGTCTCTAGTAGCCGCATTTACTTTGTCTAAATGAGGAATTGCAGCAGCTTCATCAATGAAAATAGCAGTTTGTCTATCACCTCTTGCTATATCTTCTACAG